ATGTAAGAAGTCATGTTCTTTCCTTTACGCCGTATAAGTACCAGATGTGGTGAAGGTGTGAACCCAGTATGTTAATCCGCTAGAAACGTAAGAAGTTACAGTTCCTCCTGATCCTAACTGACTTGGGCTGGCGTAATAAATAACTACAGTTCCAGAGCCACCGTTTCCACCAGTTGTGCCCGTAGCACCTCCGCCACCACCACCACCACCCGTATTTGCTGTGCCAGCAGTACCATTAGCACTTGGAGCGCCGCCCGCGCCACCACCACCACTACCACCAGCACCAGCAGTTGGACTCGCTATAGTGTTAGACCCGCCGCCGCCGCCACCAGCATATGTGACCGATGAGCCAGAGACAGATGAAGCCAAACCTGCACCGCCCGCACCGCACTGACTGCCAGAACCCGCTGCTCCTACAGCGCCCGCACCGCCACCGCCGCCAGAAGGATATGGTGATGCTATATTGTTAGCTCCGCCAGCGTTACCTTGACTTGCTGTTCCTGCTGCACCAGCAAAAGATGAGCCTGACCCAGCACCACCACCGCCAGAACCACCGGATAATGGCGCAGTAGCATTAGTACCGCCACCGCCACCGCCAACTGCGGCTGTAAACGCCCCAAAAACAGAATTTGAGCCAGAAGTACCTAAGCTACCTGCTACTGCTGTACCACCAGCGCCTACAGTGACCGTATACGCAGTACCGGGAGTAACAGCCCCAAACGACAGCAGTAATCCACCTGCACCGCCGCCGCCGCCGTATACCCCACCTCCAGAACCGCCCCCTGCAACCGCTAAATAATTTGCGTAGTAACCACCGCTTGTTTTAGCCCACGCAGTCCCGTTATAAACCTCAAGAGTGCTTGTTGTAGTGTTAAACCTAGTTTGTCCCGTAACAGGACTAGCAGGTCTCTGCCCCGTAGTACCAACAGGAAGTTGTGCCGCACCAGTAGTAGAGTCAGCGTTAATTAAGATGCCAGCCGCAGCAGGTACGGTCATTACAAAGTTCGATGCGGTGTCCACTGCGTTCAGTGTGACACTTCCGCCTAATGGTGCGTTCAACTTAATTGAGCCTGCCATATCTATTCCTTATGCCGTGTAAGAACCCGACGAGGTAAATTGTAATATCGTATTTGAGCCAGAGGTAGTGATAGTTGGTGAGCCTGTGGTTGTGCCTGAGTATGCCACTGTTGGTACAGACAGAATAACTACGCCTGAGCCGCCTGAGCCACCGTTTGATGTAAGCCCACCGCCGCCGCCGCCACCGCCTGTATTAACAGTTCCTGCTGTGCCAGCATTAAAACCGCCCGCACCGCCGCCACCCGCACCGCCAGAGCCTAATGTGTAAGTTGGGTTAGCTGCACCGCCTCCACCGCCCGCATAGGTAACGCTAGAACCCGTAATGCTTGACGCAGTACCCGCACCACCGTTTCCGGCAACACCGCCTGAGGCAGTTCCACCGACAGCACTTGCACCGCCACCGCCTCCTGCTGTTCCTGTGCCTGCGCTACCCGAACCCGCGCCGCCCGCGCTTCCTTGTCCTGAAGTTCCTGCGCCGCCCGAACTGGTTACACCGCCTGAACCGCCTCCTCCTGAACCACCAGTTGAGCCGCTTGCTGACGTTCTACTACCCGTGCCGCCGCCAGTTGAAGTGATGGTTGTAAGATTTGATCCGCTTAACGATGAATCTACACCGTTTGTAGATGTAGCACCACCTGCACCGACTGTAACTGTGTAAACCGTGGTAGGAGTTAATGTAGCCGTACTTGTTAAAAATCCACCAGCACCGCCACCGCCACCATTTGCAATTCCCGCATTTGCAGTTGCACCTCCGCCACCACCCGCCACAACCAAATAACTTACAGAATAAGTAGGTGTAGCACCCACAGCAAACCAGTTACCTAGCGCATAAAACTCAGCGTAGCCAAGCGTGGTATTGAATCTCATCTGCCCTGTCGCAGGACTCGCAGGGCGTTGTGCCGTAGTACCCGATGGCAAGTACAAACCACCAGTCGCCGAGTCTGCATACGACAACACACCGTTCGCAGCCTGCACGTTCACAGACACGTTAGATGCCGTGTCAACAGGGTTGACCTCAACCGTACCTAGAGCGAAGGCTTTGAGGCGCAGTCCCATTACACAACCACCCAGACCGAACCCGAACTAACCGTGACCACAATGCCGGAGTTGATTGTGATTGGACCCGCCGAGACAGCATTGTAGTTTGTGCCAATGGTGTAGTTAGCCGCAACAATTGAAGAGTTCACCGTGATACCGTTGCTTGATACCATCGCCGTTGACTGCAACTCACCCGTGCTTGGCTTGTATAGTAGGTTTGCATTGCCTGTGTAAATGGTAGACACAGAGCCAGAGGTTGCAGCGGCAAACGTTGGGTAAAGATTAGAAGAAGTCGCTGTATCGTTAGCAAGTGTTACGCCGCCCGCCGGGGTAGACCATGTAGGTGCGCTTGCGCCGTTTGACGTTAAGACCTGACCTGCAGTACCCGCCGCCGTTAAAGCCAGAGCAGATGCCGAAGAGTAAGGAACTGCGCCAGCTACAGCCGTTAGTGCAGCGTTCGTGCCGCCGTTGGCTAGAGCTAAGATACCCGCAAGAGTCACCGCGCCAGTAGTCGCAGTGTTTGGCGTAAGACCCGTGGTGCCGGCAGAGAAGGAGTTGGCGGCAGATGCCTTTGTGGCAATGACCTGCACCACGCCTGCGCTGTCTTCGTAGTAGAGCTTGCCGTCGTTGTTGTTGAGCGCTAACTCGCCGGGCTCTAAGTTGGCCGCCGTAGGCACAGCCGCCGCGGTCGTCGAGAGGTAAAGTTTGATTGGGGTAAAGCCGCTTTGAGCCATTAGAACGTCCCTCCTGAGATACCACCCGTAGCAGTCAGTGCGCCCGTAGATGGAACAAATGATAATTTAGTTGATGTGACTTTTTGTGGCAAGTTGCCAGTGTTAGCAGTAACCCAAGTTGGGTACACAGCGACCGCTGTTGCTGCGTCATCCGTGATTGCAGTATTTGTTGCGTTCGTTGCATTTGTTGCATTTGTTGCCGATCCGACTGATAGAGTAGATTGCGCAACATATTCTGGTGAACTTGCACCAGCCGCCAATACATATGTAGATGTGCCAAGAGCCAGCTTAGAGAGCGCCGTCGATCCGCTTGCGTAAAGCAAGTCACCAGCGGTGTATGAAGACTGACCCGTGCCGCCGTTTGCAGCGACAAGTGTCCCGCCAACGGTAATAGCACCGCTTGTTGCGGTCGCAGGAGTTAGCCCTGTGGTGTCAAAGCTGATCGTTGTAACGCCCGTCGCAGGAGCTGGTTGCCATGACGGTATCCCTGCGCTCATTGTCAGTAAGTAACCGTTTGTACCAGCAGCGATCATCGCCGTCGTACTAGCGGCGGACTGGTATGGCAACGATCCAGATGCACCACCTGCGATGTTAGTCGAGGTCGTAGCGGTAGCCGCATTACCAGAAATGCCAATCGCCCAAGTCCCAGAAGCGCCAGTGCCACTTGTGGTTGGTGCGCCGACATCCGAAGCCGCTAGAACAACCGTGCCTGTGTATCCGTTGACGCTTGTAACTGCGTCTGTGTTATCGACCTTTTGCCAAGCTGTGCCGTTGTATACCGCCCAATCGCCAACCAACCAGCTCGTAATCCCATCAAGGTTTGTAGACCCTGCAACGCTCACAACATAGTAATAGCCTTTTGTGCCGACACCAGAAGCAAGCGTTGGCGTGTTAGTTGATGCGTTCCATGTGCCTTGATAGCTTAGCGCCCCCAAGACAGCCGCAGGAAGCTCAGAAATAGGAACCTTGCCGCCAGAATCAAGCGTGGCAATGCCGTTTGGAAGACCCTTGTCGGTGATTGCAGAGGAGGGGATTGCAATAGAGATGTTTGCCGCCGCAGTTAATTGACCCTGTGCATTGACTGTGTAGGTAGGTACTTGGGTCGCTGATCCGTAAGATGCCGCCGTAACAGCCGTGTTAGCGATAGAAATCGTACCAGTGGAGGTGATAGGACCGCCAGTCAGACCCGTTCCCGTGGCAATTGAAGTAACACCAGAACCAGTAGTAATTGCTCCCCATGCGCCGTTTGCATATCCCTCAAACAGACCAAGAGTGCTGTTATACCGAAGCGTGCCATTAATTGGCGAAACGGCTCTTTGTCCTGTAGTTCCTGTTGGGACAACTACACCGCTATTGCCCGGAACAATCGGATTAGACGATAACGCAATCGTGGAGATCGACCCGACATTTGACACACTAATCTCATTCGTTGTGCCAGATATGGATGTAATCGTGCCATCACCGACCCCAAATGATTGCCAAGAACCTGCGTAGTAGCCCTCAAAACGAGCCGTGTCAGTGTTGTAGCGGATCTGACCAGTGGTAGCCCCACGCTGTGCGGTCGTGCCGTTAGGCAGCGTGATACCAGCGGTACCGGGGGCGATAAAGTTCGCCGCTAAGCTGATTGTGGGTGTCGATGAACCATCACCACCTGTCACGCCGATCTGATTGCCGGTACCTGTGATCGTCACGGGTGAAATAGTAGAGGACGAGCCTAATGCCAATATGCCTGTGCCCGATGCGTTTGCAAGGGCTTGCGCCAACCCAGTTAACGCAAAAGTTGGGTCACCACTTATACCAGTACCATTCGTCACGCCAATGCCATTGCCGCTTGTACTAAGCGTGCGTGCCGAAATAGTGTTGGGGGCGCTCTTAACGATCACGCCATTGGAAACCGTTTCCAGTGAAGCGGATGTTCCATTCAGGGCAATCGTGTACGAACCTTGCGCACCGCCGTCAGTAATACCAATGCCTGTGCCAGTCGAGAAGTATCGGCTATTAGGCAATCCAGTCTGCAAGCCAGCGGTCAGGAATGTCTGTGTGAGCGATGGGCTAGAGGTGATTGCGGAGACAGTCGTCTGAACTGTGAGTCCACCTTGGACGACAGGAACTAATTCAGCACCAGTAATTGTGCCAGCGGCAGGTAATCCAGTTATCCGAACATCAGCCATATTTAATCTCTACGGTGAAAGCACATCTAAATTGCCGTCATTCGGCGTATTAGCCTGCTCAGTCGCAATGCCAATATCGTTTTGATTTTGGATTCCCGGATCAGTGATGATGTTATCGTGATTCTCAGCAACATCGGTATCTGGACGCGGAAACCGTATCGTAATCTTTTCAGACTGCCTTGCCGGCAACCTATATGGGTCAAACTGATCGCTACACGACTCAGAGCAAACCTTGATAGCGGGGATGTTGCCGTCTGCACGCATGTCGCTATAAGCTCTTTTCATCTTGCAACGGTCGCATATGAAAACACTCAAACTACTGTTGCCAATTGTATCAAGGAAGCGGGGCATTTTATACCCCCTTACCGAGTGTACATGCTGATATTCGGGCTAATCATAATGGGTGACTTGTCGCGGTTTTCGTTCTGAGCAAGCATGAAGTGCTTCTCATACTGCTGCTCAAGGTACGTTATACGCGCGGCATCAACTTGCGGCAACTCCAACGCCATCTGGTGCGCCAAGCCGTTTTGAATCGCCATGTAAAAGTACTGGGGGATCTCAATCTCACCGCTCAAGTCACCCACGTCTTGGATGTACCTGTTCAGCCAGAGCTCGAGCTGAGGGCTGATGTTGTCAGGCACTGGCCAGACTTCCATGTTCGGCTGCGGAATCGTGCGGTTAAACCAGTACTGCAAAGGTCGCAGCGCTGTGAATGAGCGATTAGGCAGCGAGCTGTAATCGTCACGGTTCATGCGCGACATGTTAATTGACATTGGCATGGTGCCAAATACAACCTGATAGAAGCCCATATTGACACCCGCAGTCTGCTGAATACGCCAAAAAGGCGCTGTCTCAGAGGGGTCAAGGTCGTAATAAATCCAAGTGCCAGATTCCCACGTCACCGCGCCGGGTGCGTAAACCGTCACCCAAGTCGTGCCGTCCATTGAGTACTGCAGATTTACTGTCACTGAGCCTGACACCGCGGGCAGGATGCCAATCGTGCTGATGTAGACAGGGCTGCTCGTGCCGTTGGCAATGCCGATCGCGCCCGTGTTGTTGCTCAGTTGGCATATCAGGTCACCCACGCCGTTAAATGCGTTCAGGGTGGTGCCTGACGTGCTGTTGGCACCCGTACTGATGTTGGTGAGCGTGCGGTAGTTGGCGTTGAGCACGTCAACCGTGCCCACGGGCAGGAAGTACTCGTACTTGTTTGGTTGCAGACCAACGATGACTTTGTTGATCGCCCAGTAGTTGACGCCGTAATTGCTCAGGCTTGAGAGCAGGTAGTACAGGCTCTCCTTAGCGGCTTGCACCTGCTCGACAGTCAGCTCCTCGGCGAGCTTACCCGCACGGCGTGCGCCGTGGTCGATGAGCTGCTGCACCGAGATTGTGGTCTGAGAGACTGTGCCGCTAGTTGACATCTACCACCCCGGACATTTCCAGCGTTTTAAGGAGGCTTTTGCGCGTGGCGCATCACCGCTTGCGTGCTTGACTACACCAGACATTCTGGCGCAAAATGAATTTTTACGGCTACCACCCTCTGGCTGAGGGGCTTTCAGGTTCGACCCTGTTGCTGCATTGTACTTCGCACGACCTTTGGCGGTCAGCCCTGCCCCTTGATCTGTTGGCAATTTCTCGCCCCGACCGACTGCTAAAGAGACATCACCGCCGTCTTTCATCTTTGCAGTCTTTGCAGACTGCTTAA